CCGGCCCCGGGCAACGCCGCACGACGCGCCACCGCTAAGCGGCTGGAATCGATCAAAGCCCGTCGGGTGTCCGGCGAGGACGACGCCATCCGATGGCGGGCACAAACCGTCCGCTGGATTCTCAATCACCCCGCCATCGGCGGGTTCGCGAGTGACCGGGTGCTGCGCGGCAAGGCACACGTGAACGTGATCGCCCGGGACGAGACCGGAAAGCCTCTGACGCCCCATACGGGGCTCATCACCGGCGCTAGGTGGCTGGAGCTGCAAGAGGCACGCAAAAAGCGTTCACGGCCCGATTTCCGCCCCGGCGGCGAGGAGATCACGCCGACACTGCTTAGCGGATGGCGGTTCACGCGCTGCGGAGTGTGCCGAGGGTCCATGGGGCAGACGGGCGGCACTAAGGGCCGTAACGGCACGCTAAGCGCAGGGTCGTACATGTGCGCCAACCCCAAGGGTCACGGCGGCCTCGCCATTCGGCGCGAAATGCTCGACGACTACGTGGCTAACCGGGTGTGGGCGCGGCTCACGCACGCCGACATGGACGACCCCGCCGACCGCGTATGGGTCGAGGCTGCCGCGCTGAGGTTCGCCGCTCAAACCGACCTCGCAGGGGTGCAGGAAGACCGGCGGGAAACGGCCGCGCACCTCGACCACGTCCGGCAATCGATCACCGAGCTACAGGCGGACCGCAAAGCAGGGCTCTACCGAGGGCGCGAGGAACTCGACATGTGGCGCGCGACCATGCAGCAGTACCGGCAATTCGAGGACGAGTGCACGGGCCGACTCGCCACCCTCGACGCGCAGACGGCGGATGCGGTGCGGATTCCGACTGAATGGTTCGTCGAGTCGGCAGACCTAATCGGCCCGGGGTCGCCCTGGTCCGGGTGGGACGTGTTCAAGCGGCGGGCATTCCTCGACCTGTTCCTCACGGGTGTGTCCGTCGGCGTAGGGCGCGACCCTGAAACGAAGAAGTTCGTTCCCATCGAGGAACGCGTGACGCTGGATTGGCGCCCGGTACCCGTCGAGGACGACGACGACGCCGAGGTGACCGAGGCGGAGCTAGCCGCCCTCTAGGGCCCTAGACGCCGCTGTAAGCCCCTTAGAGCCCCGGATAGCCCCCTAGGCCGTCCGGGGTTCTTTCGTGCCGTCAGACGGCCGTCTGTGGCGTTGGGGTGGTCGAGGAAGCGGAGCGTACCGGTCCGGTTACACGGGGTGGCCACACAGCGGGGTGGGTGACTGACGTTTTCGATAATCAGCCTTTTTCAGCGCACCATCTGAGCTGCACTTACTGACGACTGACATTTCTAGTATCAATCTCGGTATGTCTTAAGAGACTCTATAGGCATTCCCAAACACCACGTTCATCCGTCAGTTGTCAGGGACCACCCCCGCGTAAACCGTTGCGCTCTAGTACGTACCGAGGGAAGATTCCCGCGCACGAAATACCACACTCCTCGGCGGACCGAGGACTTCCCCAAAAACCGCCCGGCGGTCGACTCCCGTGACTCTCTCCCACGGTTTGAGCCTGCCGGGCACTTACGGGCTTAGCTCAGTGGCAGAGCGGCGGATTCCAAACCCGCGTGTCGGTGGTTCGATTCCATCAGCCTGTGCGGAGCGCAAGACATATGCGGGGCATGCACCCCCCGGGCACTGTGTGACAGTGGCTCTTGCGCAATTTCGGATAGCTCAATTGGCAGAGCAGGGGCTCGCGACCCTGGTTAGTGGTTCAAATCCACTTCCGAAAGCTAGGCGCACCCGCCAACGGCCGTGACTGGTCATCTGACGGGTGCCCCTTGGGTGAAACCGGCCCTTAGTAGCCCAGCTAGTCACTGGTTGCGAAACGGGCGGCGAGTAGCCCTAAAACTTTGGCATGTAGCTCAGTCGGCAGAGCGGCGGATTGTTAATCCGTTAGTCGTAGGTTCGAGTCCTACCGTGCCAGCCATGCCCACCTAGCCCAACGGCAGAGGCAACGGTCTTAGGAACCGTGCAGTCTCGGTTCGAATCCGAGGATGGGCACCATCCGTACCACCCCACCTACTAGTCGCTAGTAGGTGGCTTTGCACGTTCTGAAAGGTGGCCCCGGTGACCATTGCACGATATCGCCGCAGCCGCCGACTCCCCGCGCGTGACGCTGCCGCTAGGGCCCGTCGCGACGTTAACCGCGCTGCCTACGTCGGCTGTAACCGATGTGGTGGCGCTTTTGCTCCGTCTGACGTCGAGGTCGACCACATTCGGCCTATCGCCCTCGGTGGCGAGGACGTAGCGGGGAACATCCAAATTCTTTGTATTCCCTGTCACCAGTCCAAGACTCGCGAGGAATTCTCTTATGCCGCAGCCGGGTGATTTCGGCGTAGTCCAAATCCATGGCTACGGCGGAAAGCTGATTTCCCTCGGGCAAGCCCTTATCGGCTGCCCCTCGCGTTTCTCTCACGCGTTCCTCGTTCTCGACAATGGGGAAATCGTTCAGGGCGAACCCGGCGGAGCGAAGATTTACCCCGCATCCGTGATGCATGGTCGAGGCGCTGTTTACAGCAGTCTCCCGCTCACCGATGCGCAGCGTGCCGATATCGTGGCCGCTGGTCGTGCGCTGGTCGACACCCCGTATTCGTGGGTCGACTATGCGGCTATCGGATTCCAGCGCCTAGGGCTGCCGTCTAAGGCACTCGCCGATTACGTGGCCGATGGTGGTCACATGATCTGTTCTCAGCTAGTGGCCGAGGCGTACAGGCGTGCGGGCGATCCGCTGTTCCCTAATCGCGCGCCCGGTAATGTGACGCCCGGTGATTTGGCTAGGTTGATTGGGGCTAAGTAAATGCCCCGTAGACCGTGCCTAGATTGTGGTCGCCTTACTAATAACCCTAGCCGCTGTGATGCCCATGCCGCTGTATGGAATGCCCGCCTAGAACGGCGTAGAGGATCGTCTACGGCCCGAGGCTATGGGGCAGCGTGGCGCAAGGTAGCGCGTGTGGTCCTCGACCGGCACATAGCTACCTATGGGCACTACTGCCCAGGGTTCGGCATTCCCCCTCATGCTGCTAGTGACCTCACCGTTGACCACATTCAGCCTCGGTCACTCGGTGGCAGCGACCAGCCGGACAACCTAAGGGTTCTCTGTCGAGGCTGTAACAGTCGCAAGCACAATCGCCCCGGTTGATTTGCCGGTTAGTCGTGTTGTGTGCTTCCCACTCGCATTATCACTGTGGGTAGCCCCCAATTCGGACATTATGTGCAGTAGGGGGGCGTACTGAATCTCTGTCCGGAATGTCCGAATGGACCCAAGCCCAGGGCAGGAACACATGACTGCGAAATTTTGACCCGGGGGGTGTCGACCGAAAGCCCCGATTTTCCACCTACTAGTCGCTAGTAGGTGCTCAGAAAGGGGTGAATCGTGGTCGCAGGACGCCCGCCCGTGCCAAATGAGCGCAAACGGAAGCTAGGAAACCCCGGGCAGCGCCCCTTGCCGAACGTGGCCGAGGTCGCCGACGCCGTGCCGTTCGAAAATCGCGCCCCGCTGCACCTAAAGGCCGAGGGCCGGAAGCTATGGGAGCGCGTAACGACCGGCGCCCATTGGCTAGCCGATTCTGACGCGCCCACCCTCACGCTGTTGTGCGAAAAATACGATCGTCGAGCGCAATTCGTCTCCGATCTCGCCAAAAGTGAGCCTGTTCTTTTCACGGATAAGGGATACGCCTATCCGAACCCTCTGGTCGGCATGCTTTCGACCATTGAGACCGAAATTGCCCGCCTGTTCAGCGCATTGGGCCTCACGCCGACCGACCGAACCCGTATGGGTGTCGCCGAGGTCAAGGCCCGTAACGCGTTCGAGGAAATGCTAGCGAGGCGCCAAAACCGATAAAGGGGTGACGCATGATTGACCCCCTTTACCTCACGCCGGTTGCCCCCGAGGAAATGGTTTCCGGCGACGGAACCGACTTTGTGGATTTCACACAGTTTCTACGGGTCACTAAGGATTCCGTCGGCGGAAGTGCGGGCGAGATTCTCGTAATGCGTCCGTGGCAAGTCGAGCTAATGGACCGCCTTTACGCCCGACGCGCCGACGGTCGACTAAAGCACCGCACAGCGCTTATCGGAATGCCGCGAAAGAACGGTAAGAGTGCGCTAGCCGCCGGTATCGCGCTGTTCGGCCTCGCATTCGGCCCCCGAGGCGGCGAGGTGTTCTCTTGCGCTGGTGACAAGGAACAGGCGCGCATTGTTTTCTCGACCACTAAGCAAATGGTCGAAATGGAGCCTCAATTTGGCTCGATGTTCAAGACTTACCGTGACGCTATCGAGTTTCCGGCGACGGGCAGCGTGTACCGCGTGCTTTCCGCCGAGGCGTACACGAAAGAGGGACTAAACCCGCACCTCGTGATTTTCGACGAGGTGCACGTTCAGCCGAACCGTGAACTCTGGGACGTTATGGCGCTCGCATCGGGCGCCCGACGTGAACCGATGATGGTCGGCATTACCACAGCGGGAGTCAAGACCGATTCCATGGGCGGTGATAGCACGTGCTATCAGCTCTATCAGCATGGAATGCGCGTCGCCTCGGGCGAGGTAGCCGACCCCGGGTTTTTCATGTCGTGGTGGGGTGCCCCCGAGGGTGCCGACCACACCGACCCCGCTGTCTGGGAAGCCTCTAACCCCGGGTTTGACGACATTGTGTCGCGCGAGGATTTCGAGTCGGCGGTTCTGAGAACTCCTGAATCGGAATTCCGAACGAAGAGACTTAACCAATGGGTTTCGACCGCGCAAGCGTGGCTGCCGGGCGGTTCGTGGGAAGCGTGCGAGGACGCCGAGGCGGAGATTCCCGACGGCGCTGAGGTAGTAATCGGGTTCGATGGGTCGTTCAACAACGACTCCACAGCGATCACGGTTGCTACGTGCCCGCAGGGCGAGGACGACAAGCCCCATATAGCCGTCGTCGCAGCGTGGGAGAAACCGCAGGGCACGGGCAACGATTGGGCCGTCCCGATTCTCGACGTCGAGGCGGAAATTCGGGCAGCTTGCCGACGCTGGCAGGTTCGCGAAATCGTCTGTGACCCCTATCGCTGGGCGCGCACGTACCAGGTTCTCGAAGATGAGGGTTTGCCCGTCGTCGAGTACCCGCAGTCGCCCGCCCGAATGGTTCCGGCGACACAGCGGTTTTACGAGTCGGTCATGAATAAGACCGTGACGCATTCCGGCGACCAGCGCCTAGCGCGGCACCTCGGCAACTGTGTTATCCGCACGGACAACCGAGGCAGCCGGATCACTAAGGACGCCAAAAACTCCCCTCGGAAAATCGACCTCGCCGTTTCGGCCGTAATGGCGCTCGATCGTGCTTGCCAGGAACCGGAACCCGAGGCAATTCCTCAGTTCTTTTCCTGGGCCGACCTATAGGAGCGCCATGGACGAAAAGGAAACGCCGACATGGCGAAAGCGACTAAGGGGCATGCGTGCCCGAATACCGCGTAGCGCTACAGCCGACGCATTCGACGTAAGCGGCCTCGGCTGCCTAGTCGGCGCGGCGTGGTGGTGGCAACCCATTGTCGGTCTTGTCGCCCTCGGCGCTGCGTTGCTGATAGCCGGGTGGGTGACAAGTGATTAGGCGCGCTGTTCAAAAGCGCATGTACGCGCCGTCGGGTGGCGGCGACCCTTGGGCGATCCCCTCGAACGGGTCGCTACAGGCGATTACAGCGGCGGGTGTGCCGGTCACCGACGAAACGGCCATGCAGCTACTCGCGGTGTCGGCGTCGGTCCGCATTCTCTCGGATACGGTCGCCGGTCTGCCTTTCGACGCTGTCAAGGCCAACGGGACCGTGCGGAACACGATCGAACCCCCGCCGGGCATTGTGGCCGACCCGTTCGGCGGCACGAATGACAGCAGATTCCCGACACGACGCCTCGGCCTTTCCCAGCTAATGGTTTCGCTGTTGCTGCGCGGTAACGCGTACATGTTGGTCCTGTCCCGTGACCGAATGAACCGGCCTACTCGACTGCGGGTACTGCACCCCGACCGGGTCCGCTGTGAGTTCAACGACAAGGGCGAGCGCGTCTACGAAATCGACCGACACCCGGTCGACTCAGAAGACGTCGTGCACATTCTCGGCCTTTCATACCCCGAGGCAGCGACCGGAATTAGCGTGCTGTCGTACGCCCGGAACGCGATTGGCCTCGGCCTCGCCGCCGAGGAGTTCGGGTCGAGGTTCTTCGGTTCCGGCGCTCACATGACCGGCATCATCGAGGTGCCGGGCGACCTCGACAAGGAACGGGCCCGAGGGCTGAAAGAGGGGTTCACGTCGTCCCATGCGGGCGTCAAGAACTCTCACACGGTCGGCGTCCTTTCCGGTGGCGCACAGTGGAAGCCAATCAGCGTAAGCCCCGAGGATGCTCAGTTCCTCGGCACGCGCGCTGCACAGAACCTCGACATAGCCATGTTGTTCGGCATTCCGCCGCACATGTTGGGCCAGGTTGACAAAACCACGTCGTGGGGAACCGGCATTGAACAACAGGGTCTCGGGTTCCTTACCTACACCCTCGGCCCATGGCTAGGCAGGTTCGAGGACGCGTTTAGCGCCATGCTGCCTAAGCCTCAAACGGCCCGGTTCAACGTTGACGGCCTACTCCGCACCGATGCCGCCGGACGATACGCCGTTTACTCCGTCGCCCGATCTGCGGGCATTCTCACGCCGAACGAAATTCGCGCACTAGAGAACTTCCCCGCTGTGGATGGCGGCGACAACATCGACGCCCCGCTGAACAGCAATGTGAAGCCACTTAAGGACATGCAGGCGGGCAAGTCGGCACCTTCCGCAGACGCACTAGGGGCGGTTTTGTAGTGACAGATTTTTCTACCCGCTCACAGCGGCTAAATGTGGTCGAGAACCGGCAGCGCCCTTTCGAGGGAATGGAAATCCGGGCTTTCGACACCGGGACCGGCGGCGAGAACCTTAGGTTCACCGGCTATGCCTCGGTGACTAACGCGCCCTACGAAATGGAAGATTTCCTAGGGTCGTACACCGAACGGATTATGCCGGGCGCGTTCGCTAAGTCCCTCGCTTCCGGCGCCGATGTGCCGTTCAAGGTGAACCACGGCGGTATCACTCTGGCCCGAACTAAGTCGGGAACCATGCGCCTCGCCGAGGATTCAACGGGGCTGCATGTTGAGGCCGACCTCGACCCCCGGTCGCCGGACGTTCAGGCGCTCCGCAGCGCAATGGAGCGGGGCGACCTCGACGAAATGAGTTTCGCGTTTCGCGTGAACTCGCAAGAGTGGTCGCCCGACTGGTCGCAGCGCGACATTACCGAGGTCGACCTAAACAAGGGGGACGTT